GTTTATTTAAATCTATACAAATCTTTTTTGTAGATTAATATATAAAAATATATTAACATTATAGTATAAATGAAAATACAATTTATTATTTTATTTATTTATTTAAATTCATGTATTGCTTTTAATAATAATTTGCTAGAATTAAAAATGAAAACAAATACAGTATTGCATAATTTATCACCTATTCATAGTAATAAGTTAAATTATTATTATAAACTTGCGAGACCTAATAGTTTAATTTATGAATTTGCTTTACCAATCACNGGTAGTTATTTAAGTACAAAAAAAATAGCGATATTATATAATCCAAATGTGATATTAGTTGGTTTATTAAGTGCTATAATTGCAAGTAATTGTATGATTATAAATGATTATTATGATTATTTATTAGGTACTGATAAATTTAAAAAAGATAAAATTTTAAATCAAAAACTTCTTTTACCAAATGAAGTTTTNCATACATCAACTTATATAACATTGTTTTCATATTATTTAATTTCTTTAATTACAAANAATNTGTCTAGATTTATATTATCAAATTCNATTATTTTAGGTTATTTATATACACCTATTTTTAAAAACTTCACTTTTGTAAAAAATTTTATAGTTTCATTTATAATTTCACAATCAATTGTTGTAGGGTGTTTAGTTGCAAATGGTGATTTTAAATTAATTATTCCTTGTTTAACATATTTATTTAATTTAATTATATGGCAGGAAATAATATTAGATATTAATGATATTGAAGGCGATAAGGAAAATAATATTATGACTATACCTGTAAAATATGGTTATANAACAGCAAATAAAATAGCGCTATGTTTTTTATTATTTGGAACTATATTGCCTTATGGATTTTCATTACCATTTATTATGTTACAAATGCCTTTAATTATAATTAATATTCGTGTTATACAAAAAAAAAAAATTTTAACAAAAATAACATTAAAATTAGCAAATTTTATTATGTTACTATCGGGTTTATATATGTGTATATAAATAATAAGATTACATTATATAATATGAAAATAATTGGTCATCGTGGTTTAGTTTCATTCTCACCAGAAAATAGTTTAATTGGTTTAGAGTATTTTAAACCATTAAATTTAAATTGGATAGAAGTTGATGTAATTTTGACTAAAGATGATAAACCTATTATTTTTCATGATAAAAAATTGGATAGAGTTTCGAATTTACAAGGCGAAGTTAACAAATTTACTTATAATCAACTTAAAAGTGCTGATATAGGATATAAATATGCTTTAACTTTTAGAGGAGAAAGAATACCATTATTAAGTGAATTTATTGAAAAATGTAAAAAATTATCAATAAATATATTTTTAGAATTAAAAAATTATCATAATAATGAATTAAAACTTGTTAATAATGTTTTAGAAATTATAAAACATTGTAATGATATTAAAATAATACCTTGTTCATATTCTAGAAAAATAATAAAATATATAAATGAATTATATCCAAATATTGAAAAATCTATTATAGTTGATGAAATACCATTTGATTGGTATGATTTTGTTAAAATTAATAATTGTCATAGTATAAATATAGCATATGATAGATTTACTTCAAATAATTTATTAGATATAAAAGAATGTGTTGATAAAATACCAACATATTGTTTCACAGTAAATAATTATGAAAATTATATTGATTTGAAAGAAATTGGTGTTAAAGGGATTATAACTGATAATGCAGAATATTTTGCAAAATATTAAAACTGTAAAAAATCTTTTTTTTAGTAGTTATTATACAGATTAACTACTAAAAAAGTTAATTTATGCTAGTAATATACAAATGAAAAAAGGTCCTTTTCACGATAAAAAATGACAATTTTTACAATAATATTATTCATTAAACTGCTAAAAAAATAGTATCGAAAAAAAACAAAAAAAAAAAACGATTTTTTTTTGAAAAAAAATTTACGTAAAAAGTTTTTCTAATGAGCAGTGAGCAAATGAGGAAAATACTGATATTAATTTTTCATATAAGATTTTTTTTATATTATTAATATAGTAATGTCTGAAAAATGCTCACTTTTAACATATAAATGCAAGTGTTGTTTATATCAAACAAATAAGAAATATAATTTAACAAGACACCAAAATGCAAAACATACATGTGATATAATAGATAATAATACACTTTTAATAAATGGAGAAAATGTACATCCAATTCGAGAAAATGTCACCCCAAAAGAAGAAAATGTCACCCCAAAAGAAGAAAATGTCACCCATAAGAAAGAAATTGTCATTTCTGGGTTTATTTGTAAAAAATGTAATAAAAATTACAAAACAAAAAAATTTTTATTAATGCATGAATTTAAATGTAATGGTTTAGACGATTTAACATGTCCAAGATGTATGATATCATTTGCTACAAGACAAAGTAAATCAAGACATATTATAAATAATAAGTGTAAACCAAGAAGTATTGTATATGCTAGAAAAATAATTAATAAAAAAGGAAATGGAGACAATATAACAAATATTACAATAAATAATATAAATAATGTAACAAATAATTATATAAGTGTAAATAATTATGGAAATGAAAGAATTGATTATTTAAACTATGAAAAAATGTTAGAAATTTTTAAAAAAAAATATGATATACCCACTTTATTAACAAAAGAAATTCATTTTAACAAAGAATTTCCAGAAAATAATAATATTCAATTTAAAAATGAAAATAATGCATTAATTAAAAAAGAAAACGAATTTATTTTAAAAGATTTAAATACACTTGTAAATGAATTAATTAATGAAAAAACTTCACAAATGCAAAAATTTGCAATAGAAAATAAAGAAAATATATGTTTAAAAATGGATACACATTTATATGAAGATATTATTGAATTATTATTGAATTTTATATTATTAAAAGAACCATTAGGTTATTATAAAAATCAAATCAAAAATATTAAAGATATTATTAAAAATAAAATGTAATACTACTTAGAAATACTTAAGTTTGTTTTATTTTTTAATATATAATAATCACATATAATATTTATTAATTTTTTTTGCAATTTTTCTCTATGAATACGATATAATCTACAAAATATTCCAGACATAATAAATAATATATATATTATTTTATCATTTTTTAAATATTATCTCCATTTAAATAAACTATGAAAGTATTTCTTTCACTTATAGACATTTTTCCAACAAATCTATTAATCCAATAAGTACCTCCCTGATATCTAATTAATAAATTATTATTTGTTGAAACAAATTTTTCAAATTCAATAAATTTTTCTGTTTTATAGTCTTGAGTTTTTGTTTTATAATATATATCAAGAATATAAATTAATATTAACCACTCATTATGTCTTCCAAGAAATTGATTTAGTTCTAAATTATCATTAATTGCATTGATTGTATAATTATAACTTTTAATATCTTCTAATAAATTTTTTGGTTGTGATATTACTATTTTTTTATAAATTGTTTCAAGTAGACAATCGGGTAGTTCTTCCCAAATCATATTTACCATGATACAATTTATATAAAATTAAGCAAAATCATTTTTTAATAATTTATTGAAAAAAATAAAACAAATTATAATTATTACTTCATTTATTATATATCTTCATTTAAATCTAGAAAATATAATGCTTTATTTACATATAATTTAAAGCATTATAACTAATATCNTGTTTAGGAATTTCAACTACTTGATAAGGCGATTCATTTAACATAGGACTTCTAAATGTTATATTATTTGGTATAGCGTAAATATCTCTAACTCTATCACCAACAATAATATTATCTGTTAAAAATATTTTTACATCATTATTATTATTAGTTGGAGAAATATAAAATTCAGAAAAATGTCTATCTTTTTGTCTNCCAAATAATTTCCAACTATTATTACCNGAATCTCTTTTTGAATCTGTACTTGTTACATAACCTACCAATCTAAAAGTATCATTTACATTATTTGTATTAACATACATACTTCTATTCATAATATTATTAGTTAAATCTGTATGTGTATTATTATCAGATCTATTAAATGGTGGAAATAAATCATCTTTAACAACTCTATAATCTCTCATTATAGTATCTTTTCTATTTACAGATGGTTTTGGTTTAGTAATATTATCAAATTGTCTCTGTGTCATACATATTTTATCATTATCTTCGTTATTTGATTTGAATTTATTATATTCACCTATCATTTCTTGATGTTGTTTTTGTATCAAATCGTCAAAATAATTTAATCTATTATTTATTTCATTATTATTAGTGTTTTTATAATTGTTAATACGATTGTCATAGTATTTTTGTTGTTCATTGAATTTATAATTTATATTTTTATATGATTGAGAAAAATATAACATAAAAGCAATTAATAAAACTATAATTATAAAAGTAATTGTTAAACATAGACATAATTTTTTTTTTGTAACAATCATAAGACTTCTATAAAGTAGATATAAATAATTTATTTATAGAATATAATAAACCAATTTTGTAATTCCCACGTTATAATATATTTAACATTAATTTTTTTTACTAATTCTAATATACTATCATAATCATGTATATAATAATATCGTTTAATAACCGTGTTTTTATCTAATTTCCAATCAACTAAATTAGGTCCTTTATTAAATATTCTATAATCATTTTTATTTTTTTTATTTGTTATATTATTAAAATATATTTCTTTTGACCAAAATGATATTAATAACATACCATTATCATTCAAACATTTTAATAAATTATTAATTGCTAAAATTTGTTCTTCTAATGTTTCAAGATGATGCAAAACAGCAATTGCAATAATTTTATCATATTTTTTATCTAAATTCATATTCAATACATCAGAATAATAAACATTAAGATTTTTTGCAATACAAATATTTAATAAATTTGTAGAAATATCATATCCTTCACAATTATAACCTAAATTATTTGCATAAATCATATTTTTACCATTACCACAACCGCAATCAAGTAATTTATCATTATGATTATATTTTGATAAAAATATTTTAACATTGTTCCAAATTCTAACTCGAGATGTATCAAATGATTTATATATTAAATTATACTGATTTGCAACATTTTTATTATGCTTATTCATTATAAATTTAGAAAAAATATAAATTATATATCATTTTTTATAATTGCATAAAATAGACAATTAAAATGAAAAAAAAATTACCATATATTTTTATATTTGATATAGATAATTGTATAATTGGTAATATAAATTATCCAATTACAGAATCGATATTACTAGATTTAATTAAAATGACTTGTACACAAAAAAAAATATCAAATAAATGTTCTAAAAAAGTTAATTTCGTAAATGTATTAAAAAAAGGGTTATTAAGACCATACTTTATAAATTTTGTAAAATTTATTAAAAAAAAATATAAAAATGTAGAACTATATGTTTATACAAATTCTAGTTATAATTGGACTTATGGCGGACTTGTAGAAAATATTGAAAAAGCATCAAAAATAAAATTTAATAAACCATATTTTACACGAGAAAATTCATATCAATTAAATGATAATTTTCCAAAATCATTATCAAATGTTTTTAAAATTATCATATCAAGATTACAAAATAAGTATAAAATTTTAAAAAATAAAAAAGAAGTATTAAAAATATTTAATAATAATGTAGTTTTTATAGATGATATTCAAAATAATTTAAAAGATTATCC